CCAGCTGTGGAACGCGATGGCTATAAACCTCGCGCCCATGTCTCCAAAATTCCCTAAGTCCCGAATCAATGGCACTACCACATTGCTTCTCTACAGGGTCCACACAGTCTTTCCTTTTCACATAACAGTGCAACGGTTTAAATATAGAAGCTATCTCGATAGGAGCAACGTACTGCTGTACGTCCTCGCACCACCTGAATTTTCGCTTCAAATATCCTGCTTCATCCGCATTGACAAATTTCTTAAGCTCGCTTTTCTTATCAGCAGAAGTATAAGTAAAACCCGCTTTAGCTAATTCGTCTCTGTGGACATGCATGTCCCACCATGTGCACTCAGGCTCGACAGCACCGAGATTATCATCGCCCATGAAATTCGCCTTCATGTGCGTGTCATAATTCCAATACTCCGATTCGGGAGCTGATCGCATGTATGTATATCTGAACAATGTTGAATTGTTACCATTGCTGACCATCACCGTCGCAAAAACACCTGAGGGCAAAGAACAATACGCCTGAAAATATACTCCATCCCATTCATATATAGGGTAAGCAAATTCGACATACAAAGCGTTCACGACCTTCAACTGTTTCTCACTATAGTTCCCGCTCGCGGCAAGAACCGACTTGTGGGCATTTCCCGTAGCAAGAGTTAGCTGTGGTGTCATGGATTTATCCCAATGGACATAATCGCCCTCAAAACAACGGTGCTTATTAGTCTCCGTGAACAGTGATTTGTACAAGCGCGTCCAATCTGAACTGTGCGCATTTGCACTAATACAGCATTCCATTTCGTCCCAATGCATTTGCATAACTCGGTTAAGAGATCCCAAATACATTTTACAGACAAGCAAAAACGCTAACTGTGTCCCGGCAAAAACTCGCAACTTGTTCTTAAGTAGCTTTGTTGGCTCATCTTTGATGTGAGCTTGGTAGAGCGTGTAAATACGCTCTCCATTTTCAGCCTTTTCAATAATGTCATTGACTAATCTTTCAACTTCTGGTGTGAATCGCAATTCAACTATCGTGCCATACTGATCAACAACAGCATAGCCTTCAGCCAGTTTGAGCTTGGAACCCCATACTCCTACGCCAGCACTGGTGCTGACACAAACTCTGTCTGCACCTGTAACACCTGGCACTCCATTGACAACGGAGTGTAGATCCCACACGTGGAGCATATGATTAACTTTCATTTTTCCAATCTTTCTCTTCAAAAAGTTTTCATATGAAGTTGACGCATCTCTTAATGTGTCGGGGTCCAGCTCGTTTCTTGGTTGGGCTATGTCCTGCATATTTTGCTGCCAAGGTCTCCATGTTGATATGCCCTTAGGGGGGCCATGTTCTCTCTTCCATTCCATTATTTCCTCGACGCTTTCGCTGATAGGTGAAATTTTTACATTGGATCTGAGTGAACGGCTACCTCTATCATGTGGGCCGTAAACTTCCAAAGAACATGGTTGCTCAACGGGGAGCCACTTTAAACAGTGCTTCGGTGCCACGTCATCCTCACACACCCCCTCAACATTAAGAGAGGGCTGATCAAAAACATAATCGTATTGTGGAGACGTAATGCCACCATCAAATGTAACATCGATACCATTAGTAAACTGTTCAATGCATGACTTCAACTCCGGCATTGTGACTGAATGGCAAAAACCAGTTACTCCATTTCCGCCTGAATGAACACCTAACAGCACAGTGCCCTTAGTGTTCACGACATATGGAGAGCCACACATTCCGTTATAGGTATGGTTCTGGGCTTTATACAGATAACCTGCTAGCTTCGAACCTGCCACGGAGCATGTGCCCAGTTGGCCCATAGTCACTGTACTCAGTAACAAACCATTCTCGTCGATCACTCCTTCCAGAGAATCCAATATGGTGTCCCGATCGAATCTTGGGGACATATAATCTCTCCTCACGCGAGTGACGCTGGTTGCACTCAACCCGGGCGTATTTATCGCTTCAAGAGGAAAATATTCCAAATATCCTCGTTTCATCGGCAGTCCTCTTACACGAACAACTGCAATATCCTTTCCTGGAATCCTACTTATATCCTCTTCCGAAATCTTTTGAGTCAAGCCATCTATACCGATTGTTTCGGGTCCGACGTTCGCCATCTTCAACATTCCTGGGTGTAGACTATGTGAGGTGGTTAACCAATAGTCATTCTTCAACGGTATCATGACGAAATTATTCTGTTTCTTGTATGCTCCATCCTTCTCATCGTAGTAATTTGAAGTAAACATAACAGATTTCGACAAACATGACACCAAATCCTTGGAACATGTAGAAGAACTCTTCATCGTTCTCTTGATCGGAATTGGAACACGGTTGATCTTTTTCTTGGACCACTCGTTTTCCGTTTCGTCACTAACAGGAACGGGAGCACAAGGCTCCGATTGAGGCGCCATATAGTCATTAAGCGTCAAAAACTTCTTTGCCACGACAAGGGCACCAATGGCCATGCCAATTTGCACTCCTCTATGAGACGCTATTTTCAACATAACATCTTTCAAAGTATCGGTCACGGACGAGAATTTTTTCGTGTAGTCTTGCCACATCGCTGAGAAAGAGAAATCATCCGAGGGTGAAGTGTCCACCACGTCGGGTTCTGATTCCTTCTTTAATTCTTGTTCCTGAGCACATCGGGTGCATTTCGAGCGTATTGTAAAATGCTCGCACAGATTAAGGACTTCCATCTCCTTCGCTTGTTTGTATGCCTTGGATTGATCCACATCATGCTGTTCAGCTGCTTCTCCAATGAATTTGGCATATTCCCATACATCGTCAGTCTGCAAAACTTTGACGAATGTAAACATGTCTTCTCCTTCATTTGAGCAAGATCTGGTCACTCTGACTTTCTCGACTATGATATCCCACGCATCCGGGAACATCTGATCAGTTGGGTTGTAAAACACACCCTCGTCATTAGTGAACTCCTTCTTCAACTTTACAGACACCACCAAATCAAACCGCCTCATGATCGAAGCGGGATTATTGGAAAACACTGATGCTCCAACATCCTTGACATTAGTTGTACCATACATCGCTTTCAGACCATACTGGTATTTTCCTTTTTGTTCGGCTTCCGCCTTAATGACTGATGAAGGTGTATTGTTGTTGCCCCTTAAAAATCTGTCAACTGGCGACTCTTGGTACCACTCCCATCGGGCATTGCACACATCGTCAACCAACATTGAATGATGTTTTTTCGGGTCATACTCACTATCATAAGCATCTTTTTCATTGGGGATGCACAAGAAATCACTCGACGATTCAATATCCAGCCCTCGACACACTGCCTTATACGTTAATATTCTAACAGTGGTCTTGGCTACTCCGCTTCCTCCAAAAATCAAGGTTGTCAAGGCCCGTTTAATAAATGTCTCCTTCTTCTGAAGCAACATTATCTTCGAAACCATAGAGTCCAACTTATATATCCTTTGATTCAATACATTCCTCACGGGACTATTGTCATTCTCTTTTTTCTTGATTTCTATGTATTTCTCCTTCAACGTCATTATTGCATTTACAAATGCCTCTCGAGATTTATATTCTCCCTCAGTATGCTTGGAAATAGCGTCCAATTCATTGTTGTCTATAAGCATTGTCCAAGAGATTAATCGAGAATATTTCTTATCTAGTTCATCCACAAGAGCATCTTCCAAAAACAACGAGCTAAACGGTGCTCCGGAAAGAATGGCAACTCCCTTTGATAGGAAAAAATGAGCTCCTGATAGAACCATATCGATAAGTCCTGTACATCCTCGGGTAAAATCCCAAAATTTGACCTTGAAAAGTCCACCGGTGATAATATTCAACCGGTTAACTGCATCTGAACTCCCAGTGAAACACACAGCCATTATTGCTGTCATGATGCCACTGGCGTTCTCTAAAACCTTGGATCCAACCAACACTTTCCAATTATCCTTCAACATTCCTAGGAAATCGATTGCTTCCTCCACGGACTCCTGCTTAAGCTCCTTACGACAACCATTGTACAACAACATTACCAAATCGGTTATGTGCTGTCCTATGATTCGAGTAAGTGAACCCTTTACAAAAGTCTTCGCATATGCCATTATAGCGCAGATCACACTTGATATGTTCTTTGCATGAGTCAATGACACAACGCACAAAAGGAAGTCCTCTCCCCTTGAGAGTATTGATTCCCATAGGTCCGTTTCTCCACCCGGAGGACTCACAAAATTTCTAAAGGAGTCAAACTGGCCTTGAATATCATCTGTTAATTTGCCGGCTCTTTGTGCAACATTTCGCACATCACGGGCGGTATCCATCAATTCACTGTGCGTACTCTGCACATTTTCCACGAGCTCACCTATTGGCTGTGTAATACAATCATGTAAAGCCTCGTGTTGTAAATCTTCATAGTCTAGCGCAGTATCCCTCTGCGCTCCTTCTATATATCCATTAATAAGCATGAGATAGCACAATGTTACTTGCGACAAATCATGCCAAAAATATACATACTTATCAGGGTCATCTGTATCTTGTTCAAACACGATGACCAAATTTCTTGTTTCTGGGTCTATACCCACGAAATCAATCCACCACATATTATCCTCGTCGCGATGTTTCTGCCCCACTCGGCAGCCATCATACGACTCCACTGTCAAAAGATCCTCCGTATTCATGTATTCCCCGGTTACCAATTCACTACAAATTGCAACCTCCAACCATCGCACCATTTGCGATGGGATCGTGAAACCATTGGATGTGTCTTCACTTTCGCCTTCTGTGACGTATACAGTAGTACTTTCCTCTTCATGCAAACTTTTCATCCCCTTCACGGGGCCATAAATTAAAAAATAAGGCGGTTAATGTGCTTTTTTGTTTCCGGTGCACGCAACACCTCCTCCTACAAACAATTGTAAATATTAAACCGAATATCCATACAGGGACGGGACCAAGCAACCCTTTCCACGGGGGCACCTTCGTTTCCGCCAGTAAACACGCATCTACCCTGAGACGTCACTCCCACCATATGCTGATACATACGGAGCGTGTACTTTCGCAAGCCACTGTACTAAAAGAAATTAGGTGGATTAATCCACTGGAATCTCCTTGTGAAACATTACGTCGTTTAAATCTACCTCAACGATAACATTGGTCTTTTACCGTGAAACGACGCACAGCGCATACCATCTACACTAACTACCCTAAAAAACGGGATTTACGTATCTTTATGCAATGGCGTTACACTGATTATTGTCAATAACACGTAATTATGGACTTATTATCGATAGCAGTAAAACCACAATCTTTACAGAAATCAAATCTATAATTGTCTGTTAACCCTGCTCTCCTCCAGAGCGAAAATGATCTAAGTCTTGGGACGATCACTCCCTCACACTGAATGTACGCTACTCACGAAAAGTAGTTCTATATACTTAGACAGCGCTGCTTTAACAGCAGAGTTCGGTGTGTTTGGCGGCACAGCTAGTTGTTAGATACTAGCAAACATTACTAAAAAAGGATGGAAAAATTCATTAAATGGATAACCCATTCATAAAAAATGCATGCATCATGCATGTATAAGCTTCTGCACATACAAAGGTAGCCCTGCCACAGGCTCCAGCCCCTTAAGG